CCATCGGCATAAGACCATGTACGATTTAAAATAATATCGTCTAATTCTTTCCATACGGCGTCGTAAGCAGGGTCTCCATATAATCTGAAGTATTGTATACCCCAGCTCTCATAATCTTTCCCCCAGCCTACAATTTCACACTCTAAGCGGTCGTCCTGAGTATCGACCCCACAAGTTAAGAGTAGTACTCCGTCAGGTAGCTCCGCTCCGTAGTCCTCCCTGCGTTCGTAAAGTTCTTCCGATTGCAGCGTTTCTGTATCCTCTTCGTAAGGAATACCCATTTCTGTATTAAAGAATGTCTTAACGCCTGCCGTCCCGAGTTTAGTGGCTTCCTCGTATTTATCTTGAAGTTTCCCCCAAGATGCCCAAGGCGAGCCAAACGCATTCATGTGAAAGCTTCGGCAATTGTACTTCTTCAAATTCTCCGGCGCTTCCGCAATCCATTTGCCCTCTCGATACAGTTTCTTCCACTCGAACTCTTCGGATAGTGTTCCGCAATGATCACACGCCAAGTAGTACTTGCCTGTGTCCTCGTCTGCGTGGAATTTATCCCATGACGGATATACATATTCACCACAAGCAGGGCACTTAATATGCCATACCTCTTGCGTACCGCCTAGATACAATTTCTCTATCCGGCTGGTACCTTTGGCCAATGGCGTAGATGCGTACACGTGCTTTCGATTGTAGAACGTATTAGTACGCTTTTCTGCTAGGCTCAAAGGGTCGCCCTCCGTCCCTGCTGATGCTGGGTAGCGGTCAATTTCGTCCGCTAGTAATACACGAATTGGCCTAGATGCCAAATCTGCTGGAGCGTTTGCACCGACTAATGTCAGATACCCCCCTGGAAAGGTCTTATTTAGTACCGTATTGCCACTGTCCCGAGATTTTACATCGGCCATTTTATCGTTTAGCACTTTCGTGTCACGAATAAAGGGAGCAATACGAGTTTTCGAAAATTCCTTAGCTATATCTTTTGTTGGCTGCATGAACATAATCGGTGACGGAAAGTAGTCAATAAAATAACCCAACACATTTTTAATGAGCTGGGTTTTACCAATTTGTGAGCCTGTCATGTATACTACTTTTTCAACATCAGGGTCACTCACCGCATCAAGCATTTCCTTTTGATAAGGCGCCCTATCGGTAGAATACTTTCCTGGTTCGGCGCTATCCTCTGTAGATAGCACCACGTTAGCGTTGGCCCATTCCGAAGCAGTAAACTTTGACGGTGGTTTTAGAACACTGGCCAGCCCTTTAAATAGGTTGCATGTGTGCTTCAATCACCTTCACCTGCCTCGTCGTCATCCACGATGATGTCATCGGATTCATCGTGAAACATATTAGGGTCATATTCAGATAATTCAGTTAGGCACTCATTTACCTCATCGAGAAGTGTATCTTGAATAACTAACAAATTCGTCTCCCCTAACACTTTAGGTGCTGCTTTTAAAGGCAATGCCTGGAGCTTACTTTTAAAGTTATTCAACATTCGATTCATTACGGCTTTAACTGTGTTCGAGCGGTGCAATTCCCCATTCATGATCTTCAGTTTGTTTTCTTCAATCATCCGTTTAGTTCGAGTTAACAAAGTTCGTTCTGCGTCGTACCCACCTTCGCGTGCTTTCTTTTCGAGTTTACTTTCTCCAGTTTTATACGCAACAAATGCTTGTACTGTCTTCGCAATGTTATACTGTCCGCGTTTTTCCTTTTCGAATATGCCGTCCTCGGTCAACTGCTGAACACGCCGAGAGCTGATTCCGAGTACTT